GCTGCAACATTAGAGACCTGTCGGATACGTTATCAACAACAGCCTTGTACTCGGCTTTGTTAGTGACATTCTTTTTGATGCTTCCAGCAGACCAGTTGTAGAAATTCATAGATGCTCTTTTTATTCCTTGAGCAATAATTTCATCTCTTACAAAACCGATACCTTGCGATAGACCAACGCTGATAATTGGTTCAAATAATGATTGCTTGAATGCATATGAAGGACGAGCAAGGACATCAAATGTCCAAACTTTATTTAGTTCACCAAAAATATCTCTTCTAGCACGACTTGCTCTTCTGCCAAATTGAGTTAATCCTTTTGCTGCTTCGATATCAAGTTGAATTTCAATGTCGTCCCAAGGAGTAAAACGATATGATTCTGCAAGTTGACGTAATGTTTGAGGTTGGACGAGTGTTACATTTCCATCGTAACCAATGCCAAATCCATTTTGCTTAGCGGATTGCACTCCCTTGCTAACATTCATTTGGAAACGGGCTACATAGGCTGCAATTTGTTTTTCATCATATATCTTAGCCTTATATGCAAGCAAGCGACCAACCGTAGCATCAATTGACTTTAGCGCTTCCACTTGTGCAATTGAACCTTTGCCGAGAGTATTCATATACTCATCTTCTAGGCGAGCGCGGACAACTGAAACTTTTTCATAAACCTTAGGTGCGATTTCAATTGTTGCTGAACCATCTCTAAACATCTTCATGTTGTTGAGGAACCCATTGAGTTCTACACGTGCCTGCATTGGACGCATACCTGATAAAGATACCCATCCAGCAGGGAGAGATTCTGTACCACGACCAGCAAGACGAATGCCACGCATTACCAATCCACCAGCGGTTGTTCCAATTGTGGTTTCAAGGAATCCTGATATTTTTTCGTATTCTCTGCCACGAATTGTTGACTTTACCCCACGAATTTTTTCTTGTCCCTTGATTAGTGCAGCAGCACCAATTACAGGTTCGATAGGCATAAATGCTTTTGCGCCGTAAGTTAGGTCGCCTTTTTCATTGAAGAACGCATCTCTAATTTTTACAAATTGTGGGTCGCTATTGATAGCATCATCAAATGCTTTCTTCAAACGTACAGCGGCTACGCCAGTTGGCATTGGTAGTTGTCCATCTTGAATAGCCTTGTTGCGTATCTGTGATTTTACATCAGCAATATCAAAAAGTTTATCACTTGATGTTGCTGCTAAACGTTCTAGCGCAGGGATGTTTCCCTTGTCTGCAAGAATAATATCTTTTACGACGTTTGCATCTGATGTCTCACGAATAATTGGAATAAGTTTTTCATTAGTGCTATACTGAGTAACTAAATCCTCAATAATATCCCACTCTTTGGTATTAGCAAGTAGGACTGCATGGCTTCCCGAAACGGTCTGTACCCCTTGAGCACCATTAGTGCTAGCATATAGAATACCATTTTCCATGTCTTTTGCAAAAGCATCAACACTTTTTCCTTTAGTATACAAACCTGCAGGCTTTGCAACAGCCTTGACACCAATACCAGCAACAGCGCCAGCGCCTTGTAATCCCTTGCCACCAAGAAGTAAATCCCCTATGCCAGTATACCAGCGACCAACTGCATTGTCAACAAAGTTTTGCTTAAGACTCTCGTCACTCCATAGGTTTACAGTATCAAGATTGATTTTTCCAGTAGAAAGCACTGCTTTTGATATTGGATTGATAAGTGGCAATAAGTCAGACTTTGTGATAGCCTGAAATGCAGAAACTTTTTCACTGCGTTGGTAGGCTGCTTTGATGTCAGAAAATTGAAAACCTTCTTCAAACTCACCTTTTTTGTAAAGCGGAGATGTTGAGTCAGCCAGTAATGCGCCAGTTGAAACTGTTCGCATAAGTGGTGAGTAAATCTTTTCATTGAATTGTACGGCACCTTTGAGAAGAATATCGGCTGTAGTCTTAGTAATTGCCTTAGCAACACGTCCTGGAGCAACAGATTCTATTTCCTTATTTACGGAATCAAGAGCATTTCTCACGTTTGCAGTAAATGCTTCTTCTGCTTTTTGCTCTTCTTCGTTTAGGTAAGCACCGCCACCTGTAAGTTTTTTACCGACGGAACCAAGGGTAGTTACAAATGAATTCCATGAAGACATTCTTACCCCCTAAAAGTTTCGTTTGATATAATTTTTTTCTGTCCCGCCTTGCGGGTCTTGACCAGTGATACTTGTAATAAAAGCATCTCTGTCTTCTGGAGATTTCCAAGATAGCATTGAAAGTTCCATTACGATACCTGCGTTTTGGTATCCAAGAGAATTTGCAAACTTATCAATGTTGTCAAAAATGCTGCCAGGCATCCATGCCACATCAGCCATTTATATTCAATCCTTGATTCTGGATAAGATAATTTACAAAACGCTTGTAAGAATCTGGAGCATCTTTTGATTGCGCAGCAAGTGCCAAATCGGGAAGATACTTTTTTACAATTTCATCATTTTCTGCTTGACGAGTATTAGCGCTAAAACCAACTGGTAAAGCATCTGAGCCTGGACCTGAACCAAAGTCTACACCAGCGCTGATTGGCTCTGATGGGTTATTGGTTGGGTCTAGCAATGTTCCTAGTTGAGGCATGTTTGCTCCTTCGTATGGAGCCTGTGATGATGTAGCACCTGTTGCTGCAACTGAGGCAACTGCTGCATTTCCTTCAATACGCGAATTGTTCAAAGCGCCATTTTCTCCGTATGCAAATCCTGTGTAGTTGCCGCTTTGTCCAGCGCCACCAGTACCTGAAACATTTGCTGGATTGTACTGTGGTCCGCCGTTAGCGCCACCGCTTCCTTTTCCACCCATGTTTACTCCTATGCGTATTGTCTAAATATATGAATTGGTTCAGAGCACATGTTATCATATTGAATTGCAATAGCAATTGCTTTACGAACCATATTTTCTGCTTGATTGATAGTCTTTACTTTTTCCACACCCAACGCTGCCAATGCACCGAGGGCAACATCTCCACCAGTACCCATAACGTATACATTACGAACATCGGTATCCCAAGAGTAATCTTCAGAAACCGAAAAGACTTGCCCTTTGACTGAGATAATAAATCCGCCATCGATTTGTGCAACATCGCCGTCCTCTTTCATGTCAATACCAGCATCTATAAAATTTTTCCGCATTTGCGGTATAAACTTTGTAGTCATGTAGACATTCAAATCTTCTTTGAGTGTTGGCTTGGGTTGTACATAACCATAATGTAAAACATTGCTTGCGCGGGAAGACCCACATCCTGCAATAAGAACACTATTGTTTTCTACAATCTTTGGTGTTTTCGCAATTTGAAAACGCCCGTGTTCATCACTAAGTCGTGAATCACACCCTAGTACCGACCAACCGTCACCTTGTATCGCTACTAGCGTTGTCATTTTTATCCCTTAGTTGTAACTCGTCCCGAAGCCTTGCCGCTACCACTTAGGGTAGATAAAATTGTTTGTATATCTGGTGGTGGTGCGCTAGGCGCTAATCCTCCACCCATAGGAGAACCTCCTACTGGAGCCGCGCCTGGAACAGGGGACGGCTGCTCAACAGGAGAAGTTGCAACCCCAGCAGGAGGAACTTGTTGCTCTGGAGCAAACACGTTAGAGATAGCCTCTTCAAGAGATTGCCCCTTTTGACGTGCAGATATTACTCCTGCAATCTTAGTTACGATAGATGCTGGGTCTCCTCCTGATGTAGCCATTGCTGGAATAGCCTGAGCCATCGCAGTGATACCACTAAGAAGTGATGAACGCATGTTTTCGATTTCAATCTTTTCAAGTTCTTGCGTTACGTTTACAGTAAATGGAAGTTCGCGCATTGCCATGTCCTTGGAGATGAGTCCACCACCAAGAGCCTGGAGCATAAAGATAAGTCCCTGTGCAGGGTTGAGACCTGCAAGCATACCATAACGAACATCTGCTGAATAGTCAGACTTGATGTCTTTAGATGGCTTGTACGTAATCTCGTACGGGCTTCCTGAATCTACACCACGAATTGTTTTTTCTTCTGGGAAAATCTTCTCATCTACTTCAAAGCAAAGGGAAACAACATCACGTAGAGCAGAAGCAAAGATTGCCTGTGCTGACTTGACCTGTGTATCAAAAGCACCCATAAGTGCCTGTACGCCTTGACCTGTAACGATACTTGCATCGATGTTACCAGAACGTCCTTCTGGATAACGAGTACCTGAGCGAAGTTCCTGATTTAGAAGTTGTGCTTCTGTGAATGCGCCTTGCGGAATATTCAATTCGACACGACGAACGCCCGCTGGGTTGGCGGTACGAATAACCGCGTCGCCACCCAACTGGAGTTCTTGAACGTCTTGTGGTAGTACGATTGGTGCCTGAACACTCTTCTCTGCTGCTTCCATTGCCAGTAAGGCGAAACGGTTGCGGAGAAGTTGAATACCTAATACGTCGTCGAATTGTCCACGCATCTCGCCATCAATAGACGGCTTACGCGCCACGACAACCATCATCTTGCCCATTGGATTCAATGCGCGAGATAAAACTAAATTACCTTTTTTAGGTAAATAAATTAGAGACTGGTCCTTGTCGTAGTAACGAACCATCTCGATTTGTGCATGCAGGTCCTGCTTGTAATTGTCACGACCAAGGATTTGACTTTCATACTCTGGGAATTGTGCTACAAGTTCACCAAGAGTCATCATATAGCGTTTTGCAAATGCCACACAGCGTCCGTAGCGGTCGAATTCTGGGTAAGCCCCAATCGGGTTTTCTACGCGGATACGCGGCAACTTGCTATCTTCGTCCAGTTCAATCATGAACGGAACGAAACCGTATGTTAGGTACCAGTCTGCACCTGAGTACATCTGTACTGATAGGTCAGAGTGTGAGAAGTAGTTAGCAGCAATACGAGTACGCTTATCAGCAAAGTTACGTGCCTTGTCGCTAACAGAGTTAGCAGCAGAACAGTTGATTGCTGGTAGCGGAGCCATAACCTCAGAAAGGTCACGTGCTACTACGTCGATAAAGTTAGCAACTACGTTAGCATCTACACCCTCTGGGAAGAACTCAGGGTAGACAGATGCAATCTGTCCTTTACGAACTGCGAGTACGCTTAGGTTACGAGCATCTCGTTCGTGGTTACGGTAGCGCAACGCTTCAACACGTGCTGCTACTTGTTCCATTGATAATGCCATTGGTATCCTATCGATTGGTTAAAAAATTATTTAAAAAGGTTGCGCCAGTTGCCTGCGCCCCCGCCACCCATAAGTCCGCCTGCTTTGCGAATTGTTGGTGTAGTGCCTTGACGGGTTGGGTTTGCTGAATTAACTTTAACAACTGTTGTCTTTTTTCCCATTGCCTTATCAGTTTTATTGAATGCATCAGTAACTTTTGCACCAACATATGAAGTAGAACCTATGCTAGTACGTTTAATTTTTCTTTCTTCTGCATCATTTTTTAGAGAACGCTGTAATTCAGATGTAGAGTTTACAACTTTGACTGATTTTCTTGCCATATTAGTTTCCTTATCCGTATGTTTGCGACCATTGGTCTGCAAAGGCTTCATCTAAATTCACAGCCTGTCGCCTAGAGGCTTGAGCCTGAGTTGTCCATCGGTTCTGCATCCACTTAGATGCATTGCTTCTTTGCTGCATCATCTCGCGTATACGGATAACAGCGAACCATAGAGCCATAACACAGTCCGTTGGGTTTCTGGTGTCTGGTTTCCAGGTGATAAGTTCCTGTACAAGGGTTTTGAGTCCTTCGGAACCTTCATTACTTGGCAGTTCAATGATGTTGTTGTCTTGGAAACGACCATCTCTGGTATTCCCGAAGAGCATAGACATTGATGCTACGCCAAATGATGTGTCCCATTTGTTCTTGCCCGTGAAGTGAGAGTTCAACTGGCACCCGTAGGATGCTAGGTATGCTCTCAATTCATCATCTAGGGCATAAGCCTTCTGATGGGCATTGATTTCAATACGTAATTCTTGTGGACGGTACTTCTCAACCCATTCCTCAATCAAAGATTGAATCTTTGCGGGACTTGGGTCAGTCATATTGATACAGTCTAGGATATAGATGCGTCCGTCTGCTCGGTTATAGGTACATACAACGGCTCCTGTAGCACCTGCCATAGCAGGGTCAAGACCGATGATGGTATAACCTTCAATGTGTTGAGGGTGTCCTGGGGTTCCAGCCTTTAGCGGTCCGCGTTTTCGCATTCCGTTGACTGAACCTGCGATACAGGTAGGTGAGAAGATTGAGTCTTCTTGGACATCTTCTTGCTGGTAGACCATAGCCCATACTGAGGGAGCGACCTCAGAGCGACGCTTAAAGAGAGAAGGTCCGTCCCACTTGGGATAAAGTCCATTTTCTAAAACCTCGTCTAAGTCATTTTCTTGTTGGTCGGTTGCAGCCCAAAGTGTTTTCCAGTTCTTAGGTTTATCATCGAACTGAAGAACCGCTGGCATAGCGCAATATGTGAACGGTGTTTTGCCACCTGTCCATTGCCCACCATCCCTAATCATCTTGTAGAGGTCTACAGAAGATACTCGGGTTCCTACAATAATAAGTTTACCGTGTCGTCCCAGACGGGTTATTACTTCTTTCTGAAGCCACTCAATTTGCTTTTCCCACTCATGAGCGTTTGAACCCATTACCACGTCATCTAGGATAATCAGGTCTGCACGTGCTCCATAAATTTGAGAACCGAAGCCCAGTGCTTGAACCGTAGGGTCCTTTTCACCAGAGTCACGTCCTGTGCCTAGATAAATCATGTCGGCTGACCATTGTGTAGCGTCTGCCTTATACCCACCATTAGGACCAAACGCAGTTTGGAGTTTCATATATCCTGGATGGGAAAGTCGGGTTTTGATTGCACCCAAAAATTTGCGAGCCATACCCTGGGTTTTAGAGACGATAATCACTCGGGTGTTAGGGTTGGTCACAATTCTGTATGTTACATAGTTAGTCGTGATTGTAGTCGACTTTGCGTGCTCGGGTGGCACGTTGATAAGGACACGGTTGGGGTCTCCTGGCTCGTAAGTCATGCCAGCAGGTAGCCATCGTGGCTCTTTACCTTCTATCAAATCTATCCAGTTTAGTTGATGGTCAAACAGGCGTGAGTCCAGGAACTGTTCTGAGAACTCATGGAAGGGCATATCCTTCATCTCGGCTAAGTCAGCCTTAATACCTTTACCCGCCAGACGTGCTTTATCAGAAGCCTCTTTGAAGTCGGCGTTCTGCATCGTCCATTGGCGGAAGGCGGTGTCTTGACGGTCTACAGAAGCCATAGCGGCTGTGACGGTGGCACCTTGCTCCAGAAGGGCTAATACCTTAGCCTGAGCATCTTCCTTAGTATAAGTCTGTTTTCCAGCCTTGCGTCCCATGTTACGTCCCATCTAATAACGCCGATTTAACGTACCCTATAAACGGCATAAGGGGGGCATTTTGATTAAAAAATTCAAATTATATTATATATATAGGAGGAGCGGAGTCTAAACGGAGCGACTCCGTAATAATATATATATATACTATAGAAGACCCGTTCAAACGGGTCTTTTCCGAGTGGGTTGGGAAAGTATTTTCCCGAACCCCTTTATTCTAAGCGTACGATGTGACGTAAGTCACACTATCCGAGGAGTACTTTTAGTACTCTGAGGGGGGTATAAAATATAACAGAAAATAATTATTGGAGTATATATACATAGAACGCTCGGTTTTTATAAAACCTCAGGTCAAAAGATAGCAATATACGCTACTTTTAGATTGAATTATTAGTGTGCAATAATTGTGAATGAGCAACTATCTGCATAGGTATTTAATAAATAGATTACGGGGGGATAATAAATAAATAATAAGTAAATGAATAAGTAAATGAATAAGTAAATGCATATAAATATCGCTATGCGATAGTTGAACATTCAACTACTTTCCACGCGCCCGCGCCTACCCCATGCGGGAAGATAGTTGAACATTCAATTACTTTTAGCAGCGCTACCCGTTCGGCTAACCGAACAGGCGCAAAATAGGCGTGAAATACGCTCAAAATAGGCTTGCGTCTATGGTGTTGCAAAACCTTTTTTAATGCTATTCTGGGGTACGCGATAGCGCCTGCTATCGGTACCTAATCGAAAGGCTCGAAATGACAAAATCTACAAAAGCAGCTAAAGCACCAGTAACACTAAAAGCGCCAAAAATTGCTAGCGCATGGAGTGGCGTTTGTTCAGTTTCTGCAAAATCTGAAACTGAAATTGTAAAAGCGATTGAAGCATTAAGTGCAACTCTGGTGCTTGAATCTCGTCTCTCAGTTTCGGACCAAAAGAAGTTTCTAAAAGGTTTGGAAACTGATGGAAAGGTTTCATCATTCGTAAAATCTTCACACGCACCTGCACTTCCTACATGGTCAAAATTACGCGCCAAGCATGCAGACTTTCGCGCATTACCTATCGCTAAGCAACTCTCTACCGCGAGCGCTAGTTATGACCTTTTAGGCTCTGGTAAAGGTGAGCAGATTAAAACTCTTGAAGTGCTTACTAAGGAGATTGCAACTATTCGTAAGGCTAAGCACTCAAAAGCAAAAGAAACATCTACAACACCAAAGACCCCAAAAGTAGCGAAAGATATGCTCAAAGATATACTCGCCTACTTTACCGCGCTTGATACATCTATTTTGGAAGATGCCCAGATGGACACCATGAGCGAAATCCATGCGGTACTAGAAAGCAAGATGATAAACGCATAAGCAAGAAGAAGATAGCCCCCGCGAAAGCGGGGGTTATTTTTTTGCCCATTTTTTTTGACCCAAAAATAGCCAGCCAACACAAACTTTCTATGGCGACGACCTACCCCACAGACCGAGCGTAAAAATTTTCCAACACAAACCGATTGACGAGTGACGAGTGACACCGACGTTTGACCCGTTCGGTTAGCCGAAGGGTGCTTGACACGAATTGTTCTATGCACTATACTAATGTTATCAGCGAGGGTTACGCCTTGTTGGTATCCAACTACCGTTCGGTTAGCCGAACAGAAACGAGTACGAAATGATAGACCTAGATGAACTCAGCCATCGCCTAGAAGTTCAGACTAACATTCTGAATGAAAAGCGTAAGGCAAAGGAAATACGCGAACAAGGTATCCGCGCTATTGAGTTAGCAAAGGAGAGATAAGATGAGCAGACAACCTACACCAGCAGGTGTAAGCGACTTTAGGGGCATACCAACCTCGGCTTGTCCTTGTGGCAGTAACCTATTCAGGATTACTGCGACCTTTGATGATGAGACTTATGAGGTTAGCGGCTACTTCATAGATGACGCGACCTGCGCTGGTTGCAATTCTCTGATAACTGTTCCAACTCCGCTAGATGTTATTCAGGGTTGACCAAAACTTAGGCAGGTGGTAGACTAGAGTCTTATCAGCGAGAGCCTTGACCTGTTGTTGGGTCAGGTGCAAGGCTGGTGGCTTACGATAGGCAGTTATGCGAGTGCGAGTCTCGCAGTAAGCGCGTGATAACAAATTGTTATCATCTGTTCGGTTAGCCGAACGGTGTTCAAAGGATACGAAATGGAACTGTTCAACCTTGATGTAAGCAAGTACGGCATTAGCCTTACTACTTACTTTGGCGATGTGTACGTCTTTTGGCGTACCGTTGCTCTAGTCATTACCGCCGTTGTCGTGTTACGACTCGCCAAGCGAATTCGTGAGGTGTGGTAATCATGTACAAGCCAGTAAATGAATTAGTGGCGGATTTTTCCGACACAAACATCACCACTTGGGAGTCGCAACTAGATTACGAACTCGTCCAAGAAATTGTTGGTCGCTCAATGAGCATAGAAGAATGGAATCAACTCATAGAGAAACTTGACGATATCGTGTTCGAAACTGTCATAGGTTTCAGATATGATTAGAAACGTACCAGTAGAATTTACACCTGCCGAAATCAATATCGTTCGACAGGCTCTACGCGCCGAGCATGACAGAATGGTGAAGCAAGGTTACGCCCAACTTGCTAAACTTGCAATAGAAACATCGAGCAAAATCGCTGATGCCGTAATTGACAATAGTTTAGGCAAGGTGTATGATAGTACCATTCAGTCACAGAGTGTGACTGGGTAGCCGTTCGGCTAAACGAATGAGAAAGGTAAGGTTATGGAAATAGAAGAAGTAGTAGAAGAAGCAGTAGAATGTAGCGCCTGTAGTGCTATGATAGAATCTGCTGATATTGTTTATACTACGGGCAGACATGCAGAACCAGTATGTAATGACTGCGTTAGAACATGTGAAAGGTGTGATAACGTTGGCACAGAAAATGATGAGTACACTTGCGTAGACAATAGTGAATACTGGTGTAGTGGATGCGTAACTAGCGAGGCTGCATTCTGTTCACATTGTGAAGAGTTCACATCTGATAATACTGCTTATGTGCAAGACCGCGACGCATATTGGTGTAGCCATTGTTTGGAAAACTGGGCTAGTTGGTGTGATACGTGTGACGCGTACAATAATGATGGTTGCTATGCTTGTGAATCAGAACCACAAGTAATACATGATTACAACTACAGACCTGACCTAATCTTCCATACTACCGACAAGAATGAACGCTTGTTCTTTGGCATGGAGATAGAATTAGAATGTCGTGGTAGCAGAGTTGAACCTGCTGAGTGTGCCTCTGAAATGGAAACACACGAACTGGCATATCTAAAGAGCGATGGCTCTCTCAATAACGGCTTCGAGATAGTCACGCACCCAATGACCCATGAGTTCTTCAAACATGAGGCTACCGAATTCTGGGACATACTCGAAGAATTACGCAATACACACAGAGTTATGACTTGGTATACCAAGACCGCAGGTATCCATATCCATATCTCACGCACAGGATTCAATGGTGGTCCGCATATGCACCGATTCTTAAAACTTGTCTACGATAATCAGGAATTATTCTCTGATGTTGCTGGTCGTCATTCTAGCCGTTGGGCTAAGTTCGATGATGTAGCGCAACAATCATTCATTGGTCGTGATGAGGACGGTAATAGAATGTGGAAAAACTATCGTAGTTTCACCAAGAAGTTAGTGGACAACCGCAATAGCGATAGATATTCGGCAGTCAATACCCAGAATCCCGATACGTTAGAGTTGCGTATCTTCAAGAGTAGTACCAAGCCTGAAAGAATCAAGGCTTATATGGACTTAGCGCATGCCAGCGTTGAGTTCACCCGAAGCGTTAGCGTAAAGCAAGTAATAGATGGGGCATTATCCAGAGATGCCTTCATAGCATACGTACGAGAGAACGTCTCTCTGTACTTACACCTAAATGGTCTGTTCGAACAATTAGGTATCAGCACCGTTCGGTTAGCCGAACAGAATGTGAGTGTATAACCCATGTGTCTCCTAGTCGTAGCGTCTCCTAATTCCACGCCCAAGAAGAAAGACCTAGAGTGTGCTTCTTGTGCTAATCCGCATGGCTTCGGCTTTGCAGTAATAACCCCTAACGGTATCGTTACTGGTAAGGGTATGTCATCTAAGAAAGTTATCAAAGAGTTCTTAGAAGTACGTAAGCAATTCCCTGCTAGTTATGCCATGTTCCATGCTCGCTATGCTACGCATGGTGTAAAGAATGATGACAACTGTCACCCATTCAAGGTGCCTAGTAATCCAGATACATACCTAGCACACAATGGTATTCTCGACATCAAAATCTCAGCAGGCGATAGACGTAGTGACACACGTATCTTTGCAGAAGATACATTGCCTGCTATGGGTGGTGTTACGGCACTAGATGATGACCATGTATGGGCTATGGTTAGCAAGTGGTCGTTAGGTAGCAAGATAGTTATCTTCACCTTAGACCCTAACGCTCAAAATATCTGCTACATCATCAACGAGAGTTCAGGCTTCTGGGATGATGAGGGCATGTGGTGGTCTAATGACTCCTACAAAGAATCCACTTACTCTTGGTCTAAGTATATAAGTACACCAAGTATGAGGGAACATGACGAAGAGATAATCACAGATAACCAATGCGGTATGTGCGGTGCCGTACCGTTCGAAGAGGGTAACCCGTACTACTGCGAGATGTGCTACTCTTGCTACGACTGCTTCGGCATGTATGCCGACAGTTGCATGTGCTACACACCAGAACGTAGCAGAATCGGATACACACTAGGAGAGGACAGGTGGTGGAACAATGACAAGTACAACAACGCACGATAGCCGTTCGGTTAGCCGAACAGCCGACACAAACAAAATCACGGTGACAAAACCATTCGACGGTCAGGAGATTGTCGGGTGGATTACATCAACGCTTACTGATACAGATGGGATAATTCTATATGGAATGTTTCCTACTTCTGATGAGGCTATGGTATGGGCAAGGCGATTGCTCAATGCCACCATTTATCCGATATACATACCAGTATACAATAGGGGGGAAAGATGACAACGGCACAGAAGGAACAGTTGCGTGAAGTCCTTATAGACTACCTGCAACTGCTAACATCTACAACTGGGTTATATACCCAACAACATGAAAGGCTACATAATGCACGAATAGCACAAGTCCGATTACTGCTAAAGGAGATAACATGAGTACAGTTTACTCATTCGTGTGTGACCCAGATGAGTGTGACGCTCTTGTAGAGTTTCATGCTAGGGATGGCTTTGGTTATCCTAATGGGGTAGTAGAAA